AACACTGCACAGTAGCTTGAGACGTTGGAGACCCGTGATTATCTGTTGCAGATATAGAGATAATTCCAGAACAACCTGTAGCAGAACAAAATAACTTACTCATATAATTGCAACTCTATCCTGTATACTGGAGCGTCTGTATCTAAATCTGGTCTTATAGTCTGACATATACAAGATTCTCTACTAATGGAGACACTCTTTACTGTATACTCTCCCATACCAGACGGTACTGGATATTCTGGAGACTCCAATACATAGCTGAGTCCAGTAGTTCTAAGTAACTTGATAGCGTCCCTATCTACATCTCCAACTATTAAAGCAGACAGATTTGTGATACCTGATTCATATCCAAAAGTTTGAAGTACGGTTGCTCCTCCAAGAGGTTGTAATCTAGGTACAATTTGTCCAGCATCTTCTTTTGATTCATTTACAAAAATCCTAGTCCCATCAATTGTCCAGGGCATTATTTACCTTCCTATATCACGTAAGAACGTGAAAAACCACCACTAGCCTGAGTTGTGTTTGTCAGGTCTGATGCTAGATATGGTTTGATTACTGTAGCTAGTATTCTTCCATCTACTGTAAGTTGAGTAGTAGATGAGAAGTTAATATCTATTTTATTGGCAATTGGAGGTAAGTCACCCCCACCACCTCTCATACTCCCACCTGGCTGTACACCACCAGCATACTCTCTCATTAGATGCTCAAATTGCAGAGCCTTATCGCCAGCCGCCCCTGCTCCTCGTACTTGTGGAGCTTCTACTCCAGGCCATCCGGCTCTTCCACCCTGACTGTTAGCTATTGACGTAAATACACCGCTCAAAGCTGCCATTAATCTATCTAATATATCAGTACTACCTGATGCAACTGCGCTAATTCCAGGTTTCTCATCAGGATGTCTTTGATAGTAGTCATCATTATTTACAGCAGTCGCATCTCTGTTAGCGAGAAATTCTTCTTTTCTCCTAGTATTATACCTATCGTAAGGAGAGGGGAAAATAGAATCTATCTTATCTGTAACACTCTCTGATTCCCAGTTATCCTCCTCTGTAGCTGTGGCGTCTGGAGCAAAGATAGATGGATCCAGTTTTCCTCTTCCTCCTTTACCTCCGTCACCTCCACCAATCATAGACTGTAAAGGAACCCAGAAAGATGCACCCTCTGGAAGATTCCATACACCTTGTAATTGCTTCTTCTCTGTTTCAAGAATTTGTCCAAGTAGATACTGCAATATCTTCATATCTACATGCTGTTTAGTTATTTGATTGTCACTAGTCGCTATTAATACGTCTTCTGTACTGGATTTATATCCCTTACCTTCTAACTGCTTAGTAAGAGCCTGGGCTCTAGGTACATACTTCTCCAGTTGAGCTCTAGTTATATCCATTTCTGTAAAGCCAAGCCCAGTACCGGCCATTGACCCAGAAGTGTCCGTTATTTTCCCCTCCTGCATTTGTTTCTGGAAAATCTCCCCGAAGATGGCCTGATCTAACTTTCCACCAGCAGCCTCCACTAACTTATAAAATACCTTTCCGCCCTCTTCTGCCAACACATAGAATTTCTCGAATGACTCCATCTTTATCTGATAATCCTCTTTCGATAAATCAGAGTAGAAACGATCTTGTACTTTCATAGCCTCTTCTACTACAGATGCTATATCTTTTGCTGGAGTGGGTATGGCGTTACTACCATACACATTTCTAGTTTCCATGTTAGACAGCCGTGCCATGTCACTAGTAGTAGTAATAGCAGCACCAAAAACCGAAGGTGCAGAATCTCTAAGAGCTTTAGCAGCCTCTATGTCAGATGTTGTCATAGACACCCCATTGAAACTAATTTCAACAGGAGTGGCAGAATCCCACACTGCTATTTGTTCGTCTAGTTTGCTTAATTCAGCAGCTAACGCATTTATTTGCTGTATGGCCTCTTGGTTGCCAGAGCTAATAACGTTAAGAAATTTCTCCCAGGCATCTGCGTTTGATGAGAAAGCTCCGTTTAAATTACCAGCCTCATCAGTAGCTGCAGCCATCCAGAGAGTAGCTTTTTCACTGTATGCAGAAAGAGACGCAATCCTATTGGCATAATCAGATTGTTTTAAATCTCCAGATATAACTCCAACCTTTAGTCTGTCCGCCTCTTTTTGCTGCAAGGACTGGAGATAATCCAGCGTTTCTGGAGTGGATAGATCTTTCTTTCTTTGTATTTGAGCAGTAATCTTTCCGGGTTCCTCTATCCCAGCCTCTGCCCTTAGAGCTTGTTGACGAGCATATTCTTTAGGATTTTTGGTTTTCAACATAGCCATCATTGCGGCATCTGTTGTTCCATACTCCCCTGTTTTAGCTTCCCCACCAAATAGAGTCTGAACACTTCTAGATAATCCAGTCCACAGCGATTCAGCAGTCTGTTTGCCACCAGATGTTCCTAAAGCAGCTCTATTTACCTGTATAAGCTGCTCCATCTTAGCTGCCCAAGCTCCTTTATTAATATCTCCCCCTCCTAATGCTCTATAAGCATCTTTTACCTCATCAGATAGCGGCTTCTTGGTATCATCTTCTCCTGGTTTGGGGGGAGGAACAATTCCTGCAAACATACCAGCAAATGACTTATCATAAGTTAAGGTAGTTCTAACAAAAGCTTCCGCTATTGCAGAACCCACCAATGCCCCTATAGGGGCAGCACCAAAAGCAGCACCGGCAGCGGCACCGATAGTGCCACCAATTACATTGCCAGTAGCCTCCTCCTTGTCTCCAGAAAGCATATTTCCCAGTGCTGGCAAAGCTATAGCTCCCAGTGTTGGAAGATTTAGCAGATTATTTCCATACATACCCGGCTTATTGGGGCTACCCATCCCAGTAGCAGAATCATAACGAGTATTAGGAAATGGCTGTGTAGTACCAGTTAGTAATCTAGCTGCGGTAGCCCCAGCATTAAGTCCTAGCATCGGGATAGTAAGGTTAGTGGCTAATTTATTAGTAGCTCCAGCCAATCCCCCCCTTCCTAATATGAATGTACTCAAACCAGCAGCCATTAGTAAAGGCCCAACTTTACCAACTGCCGTAGCTATTGTATTAAATGTATCTGCTACTTTTGTACCAAAAGTGAGAACCATAGAGAATGTATCTAATAGTCCACCCTCAGTTCCCATAGTCTGGGCTAAACCAACTATGGCATTTTGTAGTTTTACAGACGCAGTTTGAACTGTATCCAGCTTCTTAGCCATAGCTATTTCGGTTTGACCACCAGCTCCGGCTTCCTGGATCTTAGTAAGCTGATCCATACGACCCATGTTCTCAATAAAAGCAGCTACGTCCTTCTGTCTACGAATACCACCACCACCAAGAGCTAAGGTTAATCTGCTAAAATCTGGATCTTGAAGCATTCCGTTGCTTCTAAGAGCGTACACATCTTTCATAACATCTAGGAATTGTCTGGTTTTTCCTGTAGTGTCTACAACAGCTATACCCAGTCTGTTTAGTTCTTTTACTGCGCTTTCCTGCTGATAGTTACCAATAAGAGCTTTAGCTATATTAGCAGTTTCTTTTCCACCCGTTAAAGAAACCTCAGATAAAACAGCTACCATAGAGTTAAGTTGCTCAAGAGATAAACCAGACGTTTCAGCAGAATCTCCTAGCACTGCAACACCGGTAGCTAAAGATTCAACACTAACACTAGCGGTGTTACTAACCAGAATCCACTGATCTATGAGCTCTCTACCTCTGGCCAGCTTTTCTGCTGGGTCAGCCGCAGAGTCTCCCACTTGGTAAAGAGCCGCCGTAAGAGTATCAATAGCCGTAGCTTCATCTAAAGTGGATAATTTTGATAATGCCATAGCATCATCCAATAAACCTATAGCGGATGTATATCTATCTACTGGATCAGCGATTCTGCCGGCTGCCGTATAAGCTGCACCAAAAGCCTCAATAATTGACGAAACCTCTTCTCCAGCTTTCTTAGATGCGTCATAGACATCATCAAATACCTTGCTAGTATCGGCTACTCCACTATTAAGTTTAACTGATACATCGGCTAATCCAGCTTCATTCTCAACTAATTGAGAAATAGCCTCGGAAGCCGCATTTATAGGCCCGTATATAGCTCCAATGGCTATAGACCACTTTAATAGATCTCCAATATCCTTACTAATTCCCTGAGTAAAGGACTGGTTCTGTTTTGGTATATACCCA